ATTGTCTCCACATTCTTTTTGCATCTGAAGATGAACTTGCATGAAGATTATACAAGTATCCATCTGGAGATTTGTAGAGATCCATAAAAAGGAGCATCTGATATTATTTATTAAATCACATTACAGCACTTTTTATAATACATCTTACGATCATCCAATCCATTATAACCACCATTTACTCTGAGAGTAACTTGATCTACGGTTGGATTTGTATCACATAGAGTATTCATTTGATTACAATACCACCAGTAACCTGCACTAGTGAATGGATAACGAGTAGCAACATACGATACACCAGTCATTACATTCAAATCCTTAATGTAGTTGGCAAATGCCTGATAGTTTGCTCTACCAGTCAATTGAATATAACCTGCACCCTTATACTTCTTACCATCACCAGATTGAGTATTTCCAAGATCATCACGACCCTCATAATCCTCACCAGATGCTAGTTCTTCTTTATATCTCCCACCACCAGACTCATGAGAAATCTGTGAAAGAAAATGACGAATACGAACAGGAGTAGTAATTTCAAAAGTCTTCAGGCACTTATTCAATTCAACAATTTCAGTATCTTGAATAAGTGCAGTACTACAACCCCAGATGAATGCAAGTTCTTCTTTTGAAACAAGTTGCATACCATAAACTGGTGGTTTTGTTCTATAGAGTTTTGCAAACTCTTCCAGAATCTCAGGTGCTACATGCTTTTGAAGATACTCCCATGCTTTCAGTTGCTCTGGAGTATTCTTATTATACTTAATCGCATCTAAAAAGTTAATAGTCATGAGAAAATCCTACCCCATCCATCATTTCCATTTGGACACCAACGAGCAACTAATTCAGACTTCTTATAGATAGCACCCTTACCATTATAAACATCCCCAGTATAACCATCGTTGAGTGAACCATAAGGATCATTTACAACATAATCACCACCATCTGTCTTACCAACTACAACGACCATGTGGCCGCCAGTAGGATTAGACAAAGAACCTCTATGGAGAATCCCAATAACCACAGGTCGTCCAGCAGACAACTCACGATCAAGATCTGCGAAAGACAGATTGTAACTAAACTCAGAACGGATACCGTAGTTAGACAATACTTTTGTTTGAACTTCGTGATCTGTTGTATCACCAATTGCAAAGACGTTGCGAATATACGCATCATCTCCTTGTGCTCCCTTTAGTGTGCCTGGTTTAAAATACTGAAGACACATCGCACAACTAGAACTATTACAAGTGCGCGATGCATCTGTATAATTATCAGTCTGTGGATAATAAGGAACATCTAAACGAATAGATGATTTTGGTTTTTCTATTTTGGTTCGGTAAATACGAACCCAATTTGAAGAATCGTCCAATAAAGGAGAATCCTTCAAGTCAACTTCAAGTTGCTCTACTGCAGCAACATGCTTTGGATTTTTTTCATCATAATTGCGAAAAAAATTGTGTAAATCAATTTTCATATATTTTCCTTATAAGTAACTGAAAAAATATCATGATCGGGAATATCAGGATCTAACCATTCACTAAATTCAGATTGAATTGCCTGAGCATCTCCATAATCATTTTGCTCACAGAGAGAATGAATACGGTCAACTGCCCAATCATGTGATGTCCGAAGAGTCTGCTCTAGAGTTATCATAAAAATAATCCTTGCGAAAATAGCGATTTAGGATATTGCTATTATAGTATGCAGGAATCCCAGAGTCAAGTGCTTCGGTCAGCACATTATTTAGGAAAAGTTGCCTAGTCTCTTCAAAATTACACTTACCTTTAGTCTTATGTAATGATATTATTTTTCTTTCAAAACATTCTTTACCATACTTTATGACATCTTCTTTTAGTTCTGGACAAGATCCATAATAATTCTTCCAATCGGATTCAGATTTAACCTTTCTTTTTTTTCCTTTTGGAGTTCTGAATGACCAAAGATACTTGCGTCCTATGTAATTTCTACCGGTGATCTTACAGTGAATATGATATACAAATCCAAAATAATCTTCTATGTGATTGGATTCGAATATTTCCTCATTGAATCTCCATGGATTCTCATAACTCATATTAAGTAATCTTATGAGCTAATATTTATCTTTAACCGGAACAAACCTATTCTAATCATTATTTGAGATATTGTCAAGGGGTTGATAAATACTCAATAAAGAGATATACTAGAAATGTCTGTCTATGTAAGAAATCTAACTATTAATACAAGCACTGACTTTAGTGAGACTCTGGAGTTAACTCAAAGTGGTGGAGGAGCAGTTAATCTAACTGGGTTTGGTGGTGTTGCACACTTAAGAAAGACTCCCGAAAGTACTAACTATGTTGGATTTGGGATCTCTTTCGTTAACAGATCTGGGGGAATTGTTAATATTTCTATGGCTAGCACTATAACTTCAACAATAAAAGCAGGAAGATATGTTTACGATTTGCTATTGATTAGACCAAACACAACCAAGACGGTAGCAGTAGAAGGAACAGTGTTAGTAAGATCTGGAATTTCGACAGGATGCTTCTAATAAATATTTTTATCTTAGGTTAAAAAGTAATGACTGTATACGCTAGCAATCTTGTCATTTATACTGGAACAGATTTTGAGCAAACTTTCGTATTTGAAAGTGCTCAAAGTAATAGTTCCTTGAAATTGGATGGATATGCTGGATGTGCTGCATTAAAAAGATTTGAAACTTCAAATATGGCAGCATCTTTTGATGTATCAGTAACCAATGCAGAACTTGGAAAAGTTAGAATTTCTATGGGATCTACTGTTACTGAGATGTTAAAACCTGGTAAATATTTTTACGATTTACTTTTAGATAGTGGTAGTGAAATTATAAAAGTTGTTGAAGGACAAGCATTGGTCAAAAAATCTGTTACTAGAGTATAAAAAAAGCACCCCGTAAGAGGTGCTTAATAAAATTCAAAAGATTATATCAACCAGAATAATCTCCTTTATTTCTTCTTCCTTGTCTTTCAACTTGTCCGACAGTCATCCCAGTTTTCATTTTTGCCTTTCCTCCGCCAGCACCAAAGTCAGTCGTCTTACCACTATCATCTTTTGATGGGGGGACAGCAGGTGGTCTGTTTACGCTAGTTTGTTTTGATGGTGGGATATATGCTTTAGATTTTGGAAGATTTCCAGTAAATAATGCGTGGATTGCACCAGCAACAGGTCCTACTGTGCTTCCATCACCAAGATCATAACGACCTGTTGAACTATTATAACCACCCTCAACAATAGTTCCAATCGTTTCAACATCCATCTCCATCATCACATAAAGTGCCTCGTCTAAGGTATCTACGTGCCCGTTGTTCAAGAGATACTCAAGGACTAGATCATAAGCATCATGCTGATAAGAATCCCAAAGTGGTTCCTTTCTTAGTGGAGCACCGTTAGTTATTGGGGGTAGGGGGGCACTAGAAGGTTTTGGAGAAGGTTTTGAGGAAGAATCCCAAAGAGGTCCATCCTTATAAGGTTTCCCATCACCAGGTTTAGTGCTGGTTTGTTGAGTTGGAGTTGGAGGAGCACTAACAGGCTTCAAAGGAGTTGTTCCTGTTGAAGAACTTGCCGCAATCTTATTGGTTGTAGGCGCAACACTTCCAGAAGCAATAGGAGAAGTGCTACTAGCAGCATTAGATGCTTGAGAAGTAGTTGCAGGTTTAAATTGTGAAGAACCCAAAGACAATTGTGATGCTTTTTGTGCGAAGTTGCGAGGTTCTGGTTTCGATGCTTCCACACCTGCCTTGATCGCACCCTCTTCACCCTTACCTGCTGCTCTTGCTGCTTGTGCTGCTCTTAGCTCATCACCAGTTGCTGCTCTTCTTTCAAACTTAGTCCCACCTGCTGTAGTTCCAACCGAATATCCTTGTGGCGACCTTTCAATTGCTGGTTTTGATGGTGTTGGTGTTGGTGTGGGAGCAGGTTTTGGTGCTCCTGGTGATGGTGTTGGTGCAGGTTTTATTGATGCAGCTGCCTCTGGTGCAGGTGCAGGTTTTGGGGTTGATTGACCTTTCCAATGTGCTAATGCTTTGTCCAAACCTGGAGTTCCCTTAGATGCACGTCTTGGATCTCCTTCAGGATTTGCTTCTGTAGGATTAACTCTACGACCTGCCTTCACATCAGCAGAAATCTGACTTTGTCTTTTCTCATCTGCAGCAATTTTCAGTTGATCAGCTTTTTTTAGTTCGGCAGCACGAGGACTTCCTATGTAAGGCAATTCATTATCCCATGCGCGTGGCGCTGCTGGTTTTGCTGCAGGTGGTTTTGCTGGTGCTGGTTTTGCTGCAGGTGGTTTTGCTGGTGCTGGTTTTTCTGCAGGTGGTT